CTAATACACGCCTTGAAAATTGTTCTCTTGCCTCTATGTAACTACATTCGCTTTTGGTCTTGCAGTAATATAAAATTTCTCGCCTGAAATTTTCTTTGCCTAATTTTAATACGTCTTTGTTGAGTTCATCATTGGAGCCATAATATTCTTGCCAGTCACTTTCTATTTTGCCTCGAATCTTTTTTCTTTTCTTTGTGCCGTTTTTCAACTTGACAACTTTATAAGTGGTCTTAGCGAACTTGGCTAGTTTTTTGCCTATGTATTTTTTATTTGTGGTTAAGTTTGTTATGATGTAAACGAAGCCTATGTAATCTTCTGATATTTCTGTGACTAGTTGATTTTCATAATACCATGACATCAACTATATAGCGTCTTTTTGTGCCTGTGCCTGTGCCTTTTGAAATTTTTTCTGTGCCTTTAATTGATCTAATTCTTTACGCCAATCCATGATAGCATGTCTTCGATTACGTGCTATATTATAAATTCTTAACAGCCATAACCTAGTATCCATGCCGGCTCTTCGTGAACCTCTGTCCATCCATTTTTGATTAGCTTTAAAATATTCTCTAAAAGCTTCCATGAGTTCGTCATGAGTTTTTTCATCTCTCGGAATCATTCTACTACCTCCAAATCATTGGCATAGCTAGTATAACCATTTTCCTTGATGACCTTTAACACATTGTTTACACGGCCAATCAATTCATCCTTGTGACTGATCAAGTAGATATTTTTGTTACGTTCACGTGCCATCTTTTTAAGTACAGCCAGCGCACCCTCTACTCCACTAGCATCTAATCCGTTGTCAATAAGTTCGTCAATGAACAATAAATTAATATTGTCATATAAGCTTTCCCACACATCACGGAAACTCCAGCTTAGACCTAAGATTAATCTATTACGTTCGCCACGTGACAAGTTGTCAAAATCCAAGTCTTGACCCAACTGTGTAATTTCCACAGTGAGATCATTTTGAAATCTAACAACATGTGGCAGTCCCATTTTGTCTAGATAGTAAGTTAGTCTATTATTGAGATAGGCCAAGTTTTGATCAATAATTTTCTTACGAATAAAACTGTCCTTGCTGGTCAATAATTTAAGTAAAAATTCCTGATGTTCTTTTAGTTTGTTTAGTTGGTTAACATGATCCCAACTTACTTCCTGTATGGCTGTGTTGCGTAGTTCGTCGATCTGTTCTTGATAAGGATCCACATCATCATTACGTTTGACAAGTGCTTCTTCCAAACTGGTCAAGTTGTTTTGATGTTTTAAGGCCTGTTCTACAGTGTCGTAAAATGTTTCAGGACGGCCATTAATATCACCAATGTCCTTGATTTCTTTTTGAATCTTTTTCAAACTGGCCGAAGTTTTTTTGAAATATTCTTTAGCTTCATTGAAATTAGCCAAGGCAGTTTCAGTCATTTCGCCATGTTTATGATCCAACAACTGTTGTTGACAAGCAGGACAAGTTTTATCAGCAAGCTGTTCCACTTCTTTTTTGTACTTGTTCACAGACTTTTCAGCCTGCCCAACAGCAGTTTCTAAAGTGGATTTTTCCTTGTTGAGACTACGAATTTTAGCTGACAACTCATCATAACTTTTTAGTAGAGCGTGTTGTGCCAGTTCTTGTTCAATGTCAATGTTTTGTAGTTCTAAAATCTTTTCAGCAACCTTTTCGCAATCATCTTTTTGCTGTTTACGCCATGCTCGTTGCTTGGTCTCTAAGCCTGTGATGCTCTGTTCAATACGGTCATTGCTCTTTTTAGTAGCTTCGATATTGGCAGATTCTTGATTAATTTCTTCCTTAGTTAGTCTAACTAATTCTTTCAGGCTTTCACTTTTTTCACTAAGCAAGGTAACGCCCAGTAATTGTTCAATGATCATTCTTTGATCAGCGGCTCGCATACTGAGGAATGGTTCAGTATAGGTATTAAGTGCCACAATATGTTTGAACATGTCGTGACTCATGCCTAACAGTGCATCTAAATCACGCTGAGTTTCTCTAACATCGCCTTGACTTTCATCAATATTGTCAGTGTCCTGTTCTTCGCCATTGATAAAAAATTTAAAAATATTAGGTCTGCGACCACGTTCTATTTTATAGCTCACACCACTTTTTTCAAAATTCAGTGTGACAATCATGTTCTTATTATTAGTCTTGTTGACTAAGTTATCTTTCTTAATGTTAGTAAGAGCCTGACCAAATAAGGCATAACTTAAGGCATTGACAATAGTAGTTTTGCCTGTGCCGTTGCGACTGCCGCTGTCATCGCCGCCTTGATCTAAGTTTTCACCTAAGACCAGGGTCAGTTGTTCTTTGCAAAAATCTACAGCTTGAGTTTGATTACCCACGCTCATGAAATTTTTAACAGTTAAATCTTTAATACGAATCATAGGTTATTGTAAATGTCTAATAGAAGGTTTACGTCGTAAGTGTCACTTTCCACGCTGATCAATTGGTTGGTCACAATTTGATCCACGCTTTCAAATGCCTTAATATCAGTGTCACTGGTCAATTCTACTTCACGTTTTTCTGGAATCAAGGTCAATTCTCTAATGGCATAATCTGCCAAGTAAGTTTCTTTAATAAAACTGGCTTCCTCATAGCTAATATCAATGTCCAATGTGACTCTAAGATGTTGTTTGGGCTTGATAATCTTAGCGCCGTTGTCAATCAGTTCGCTAAGTTTAATAGTTCTAAAAGTAGGTTGATCAGGCCAGCTGTAGTATTCTGGTTGCCCTCCCCATTCTAATACGCACATGCCACGATCATCGTCCCAAGCATCAGCGTAATTGTGCGGGAATGCATTGCCAATATAGATCATGTTCTTTTGTTGTTGACGTTTGTGGAAGTGTCCACTGAAGCCAAGATCGTAATTTTGAAAATGTTCTAATTTAATTTCGCCATGATCTGGCATCTGTACCATGGCATTCATAAAAAAGCTAGGCAATTCAAAGTGACCAAAGATATATTTGCCACCTCGTTTACCTATGCTCTTCCATTCGTCGCCCACTAACCAAGGGCACATGGTCACATTGCCTTCTGTCATGGGCTTGTGTACTACAGTAATGCCCGGGATATACTTGCCAAATTCTACGCTGTGAATATCGCGTTTGTCTTTGTAGTATAAGTCATGATTGCCAGGAAAAAAGTAGAATTGATCAAATGCCTGTCCTAGTTTTTCCAAGGCTCTAAGACTATAATCCATGGTTGTAATATTAAGACTATTACGGTTATGATGCCAATCGCCCATAAAAATCCCAACATCACAGTCTAACTCCTTGGCTTTGCTAATGTACCAATCTACAAAATCTTCACAGTCTTGATTGTGTGTGGCACTGTTGCTTTTAAGCCCAAAGTGTATGTCTGTGAATAAGGCCACACGTTTAAAAAGATTTGTCATTCTTCCTCACGTTCAAATCTACGTAGTCCTGCTGAGTATTCAGCGTTACTGGTTCTAGTATAACTAGGCGCCATATCGTTCATTTCTAAAATATCATCTCTGATATTTTGATTTTTCTTTTCAATATTGATAATACGTACAAAACTGTTAGTCACTGCGGCAGTAAAGTATGCAAAAGGATTATTACTTTTTGATTCGTCAAATTGTAAACCCACTTGTGTCAGTTGTAAAATAGCTTGTGCTCGCATTTCATCGTTGTAGGTATAGCCTCTCACGTTGCCTCGGGTAGCATAACGCTCACACAATTTGATATACATACGTGCTAGGGTGTCAGTGATCTGTCCATGATCTTTGCTAAATCGTCCTTTGTCTACAGTGCCTTTCCAGTGACTACGGCCTACACAAATTAATTCATCGTTTTCGTCAAATTTCCAATGTTGGAAAGGAGGAAAATTCACTTTATCTCTACCATCAGCTTCGGACTTTTGAACTTTTTTTCTTGTTTTGTTCACAGGAATATGTTCATAAGTCATGATCCTGAATACCAAATCAATCTTTGGAATTTTTTTGTAGTCAATTTCGCAATCAGCTATTTTGACTTTTTCTCCTGCGGCTTTTCTTCTTGAATAATTTTCGTCGCCTATTCTTTTGGCACGACTGCGTTTGGCGTCAGCCACAGTTCTAATATTGATTTTTTCAACATTGGGTAGTATGATATCATACTGATGGTATTCTGGTTTAGTATAGCTAGAGTAAGAATTTTTACTTCTATGAATTTCCTCTAGCAGATCTCGATTATTAAGATAGTTTGTGGTCATTAAGACTCCTAAGGTCAGAATTATTATAATATACGTACTTTTAAAAGTCAACTAAATATTTGCCAAGGAGCATGATTATGCCTAGTTTTTTTGACAGTGTAAAATCGGCAGTGGATCAGTCATCGAGTACGTTTGGTGCTATAGCAAACGGTCTCAATACGGTCAATAAATTGAGTACTATTGCTAATAATTTATCAAATCCTAGTAAAGTAATGAGTACTATTCGATCTTTCAACTTACCCAAAGGCGGAGAAGTTAAATCCGATAGTCCAATGGCAACGGCCAAGATGGCCGATACTAACAATGATTGGCGAGCAAGATTGAACATACTTGATACATCGTTTTTTGATAATGCACCGATTCTTGCACCGATTAAACAGACAGGGGGTTTGATATTTCCCTATACTCCCACTATAAGCATAGGTAGTTCAGCTGGTTACAGTGATCAAGCTATGACTCATTCTAACTATCAATTTGTTTACTATCAGAGCAGTAGAGTAAATGAAATTAGTGTAGTGGGAGATTTTCCTGTAGAAGATTCTGATCAGGCAGCATATTGGCTTGCTGTTTTACATTTTTTAAGAAGTGTGACCAAGATGTATACTGGAAATACTGGGGATTCTAACCCAGGTAACCCGCCTCCCATATTAAATTTTAGTGCATACGGAGATTTTGTTTTTAAAAATGTTCCTGTAGTAGTTACAAATTTTAATATACAATTAGGCAAGGAAGTTGATTATATTGCTGTAAATCCCTTGGCAAAAAATAGTAGTACTAGTGGTAGTGGGTCAAGTGGAGCAGATAACTTGTCTAAAACAGCCAATTTATTGTCAACAGGTCTTAGTGCATTTGGACAAACCAAAGCAGCTAATCTAGTAAAAACAGGAGCAGCTCTTGTAGGTGCTGTATCCGCTCTTGGGGGTGGTGCAAAAGGCAGTGCAGGAACGCCAGGTGGTCCTGGAGAATCCCATGTTCCTACTAATAGTTCAATAACCGTAAATCTTAGACCGGTATATAGTAGAGAAAAAATTAGAAATTTCAGTCTTAACACTTTTATCAAAGGTGGATATGTTGGGCAAGGATATCTATAATGGCTGAATATAGTTCAACAAGCCCTTGGTTTAACACACCTACTAATAAGAATTATCTTGACTTGTTGAGCATCAGGCCAGTCAGTGCCGAAGCAGACGACTTCCTTTACACCATAGAAAGTCAATACAGTTATAGGCCTGATCTATTAAGTTATGATTTATACGGAACTCCGGATCTTTGGTGGGTTTTTATACAGCGTAATCTAGATGTATTACAAGATCCTGTATTTGATTTTATACCAGGAATACAAATTTATATACCAAAAAAGTCTAGTCTAATAAAAGTTTTAGGAGCCTAATATGGGATTTGACCTAGGTAGTGCTGCTACTAATTTAGTAAGTTCGGCGGTGAATAAAAGTCTAAGTAGTTCAGGATTAGTTAGTGGGCTACAAAATAAAGCTGGATCACTATTAAGTGGTGTGGCAAATAAACTATTATCCGGAGCCGGCGGCCTACTTAAAGATTTAACATCAGGAATCCCTGGCCAATTTCAACAAATTATTGACTATTCTACCCAGGCTCAAAAACAAGACATACTTGGCAGTCTTGCACAAGGTACTAGTATTGCACAAATAGAAGAAAAGCCTCCTTTTGCAAACATACTAAATCAATATGCAAGCTACAACTATATCTGGACCATGTGGGTATTACGTCCTTATGATTTGAATTTTCCAGATGTAACTTATAGAAAAGGTGTTACAGGAGATATCATATTAAAAAGTGGCAGCGGAGAACCTGATAATAGAATCCCCCTAACTAATTACAAAAGTAAAACATCAAATCCTTCTGGTAAATTTGACTTTTTCATAGACAATGTTCGTATTGGCGGACTGATAGGACTAGATAAAAATACAGGAAACACCAACGCTAATAGTATTAGTTTTAAAGTTATAGAACCTTATAGCTTGGGATTATTCTTTCAAACCCTACAGGCAGCAGTTTATAAATCAGGATCTAAGTCTTGGAATAACGTGCCTATAATGTTGAGATTGGAGTTTACAGGACATAAAGATCAATACGAGTTAAATGTCAAAGTGCCCAAAGCTACCAAATATTTTCCTTTAAAAATTATGAATATAAGCATGAAGGTCAGTGGCAATGGCTGTACTTATGATTGTACTGCTATACCATGGAACGAACGTGCTTATAGCACAGCCATAAGCACGGCCAAAAGTCAAGTTACTATAGAAGGAAAAACAGTTCAGGAAATGTTACAGAGTGGTCCAAAAAGTTTACAGTATACTCTTAACAAAATAGAAAAAGACAAGGCTGATGCTAAAAAAACACCTGTAGCAGATAAAATATTAATTCTTTTTCCCATAGATACTAAAACTTCTAATAGTGACGGCGGTGATAAAGATATTAATAAACCTCCAGGAGCTGTAGTAAATCCTGCTGATCTCAAAATAATTAATCAGAATCTTTATAAAAGGTTAGGTGTATCAGGCGATGTTAGTCCTATTCAAATAGACAATGTCAATACCATAGGCACATCCACTATGGGGTTTGGCGATTTACAACGGGCCAAACAGGCATTTGGTGAAGAAGCCGAAGTATACGATTCCAAAGCAGGAGTATTTAAAAGAGGCAGTATTAAAATAGAATCGGAGCAGGGAGTAGCAGAGTTTGCCCAAGGCAGTAATATTCCTAATATGATAAATCAAATAATTCTAGTCAGTCAATATGGAAGACAGGCCTTGGAAAGTGTAGACAATGATGGGTTTGTTCCTTGGTGGAGAGTGGAAACTCAACTATATCTTTTAGATTCCGACGAAAATGTAGCAACAACTGGAAACTATGCCACTTTGGCAGTGTATAGAGTAATACCGTCGGCTATACATAGTAGTAGATTTTTACCGCCAGAAGACAGACCCAAAGGCATAGAAAATTTAAAAAAGGTAGCTCTTAAAGAATACAACTATATCTATACTTCAAAAAATATTGACATCATAGATTTTAATATTGAATTTAATAACGGATTCTATAAACAATTAACCGTAGATATGGGAAAAAGAAATCAAGGTGTATTGACCAAATCAACAACAGGCAGTGACGCAACCAGTGAAACTAAAACTGACAGCGGTAAAACTCCTCCTACTACTAATACTGAAGCAAGACCGGCTAAAGATGGCGCACCTGTAATCAATGATGCCATTAGCATTGGCAGTAATAAAAGTCCTACAGGGGACGATGACCCAGGTACACTGGCTGCAAAAGCATTTAACGAAGCTATAAATTCCATGTTAGACATGGTGCAATTAGATTTAAAAATCCTAGGCGATCCTTATTACTTGGGCGATAGTAATATGGGAAATTATTCAGCACAAAAGACCAATTTAAGGGGCATCAATAATGATGGAGCCATTGACGGCCAAAGCACAGAAGTTTATATCACAGTGAATTTCAGGAATCCCATAGACATTGATTATACTACAGGCTTATATGAATTTGGCCAAGGTAAAATAGTTCCACAATTTAGTGGATTATATAGAGTAGGTGAAGTGCAAAATGAATTTAATAATGGACTTTTCACACAAAGTCTTAAACTAATGAAAATGCCTAATCAAGACACTGACAAAAACGCTGCACCTAAAGAAGGCAAAACCTTGGTGGAAACTATTAAAAATACACCTGTGCCTTCGCCTAAAGAAGCCGCAGCAGAACCTAACGGATATGAAGACGTTGTAGGAGGTCCATAATAATGGCAGAGGAAAATAGAGCCCCTATAGGTAAACAACCAGAAAATAACACAGGAGTTTTGTTGGCCAAAGTGGTCAGTCATCTAGACCCTTCATATATGGGCACATTAGAAGTGGAATTATTGAGCGAAGTAGGTAGTACTCCTAGAACAGCAACACAGTTACGTAAGGTGAAATATCTAAGTCCTTTTATGGGAGCCACGGCCATTGAGTTTGCCGGCAAAGACGACAATTACGGAAACACACAAAAAAGTTATGGAATGTGGATGATACCGCCGGATGTAGGCACCACAGTCATGGTGGTATTTGTACAAGGTGATCCTAAAAGAGGTTATTGGATTGGTTGCGTACAAGACAATGACATGAATTTTATGATTCCAGGGTATGCTGCCACAACTTTTACAAATGATCAAAACGTAAATGCAGATCTTAAAGGACGTACAGGAAGAATTCCTGTAGCAGAGTACAACAAAACAGCACAAGATCAAATAGGAAATGATACAACACTAACTAAAAAACCAAAACATCCTTTTGCCGCCATACTGGAACAACAAGGATTATTACTGGATGACATTAGAGGAATTACTAGTAGCAGTGCTAGAAGAGAATGGCCCAGTGCTGTTTTTGGTATTAGCACACCGGGACCCGTTGACAAGCAAGCCGATGCACCAAAAGGCAAATTAGGCAAAAAAGAAACTGAAACTACGGCCTTTGTTAGTAGGTTAGGGGGGTCTAGTTTTGTCATGGATGACGGTGATGATAAATTTCTTAGGAAAACAACTCCTAGCGAAGGGCCGCCAGACTATGCCAGTATAGAAGAAGGGGAAGAAGGCGATGTTACTATTCCTCATAACGAATTAATAAGATTAAGAACTAGAACCGGGCATCAAATATTACTGCACAACAGTGAAGATTTGATTTATATTGGTAATGCTCGTGGCTCAACTTGGATAGAATTAACCAGTGATGGCAAAATAGATATTTTTGCCCAAGACAGTATTAGCATACACACTGGAAATGATTTTAATTTTTATGCTGACCGTGACATCAATATGGAGTGTGGACGCAATTTCAATGTCAAAGTGGCAGAAAATATGCAAACCGAAGTGGGGCAGGATCAGACTTTAATAGTCGACGGCCTACAAGCCAACCATGTCAAGGGCGATGTTAATACCACTTTCGAGGGCAACTATCTTCACACAATTTTAGGAAACTTTGATCTTAGCACAGATGGCAATAATAAATTAACAGCTGGAGGTAATTCAGAACTTAACTCCGGCGGCAACAATGTGATCACAGCCGGTGGAGCACTTGATATTAAAAGTGGGGGAGCCAGTAAATGGACAGGCGGCGGCGCAACTAGCATTGGAGGTGCAAGCTTGGTTCTTAGTGCTAGCTCAATTAATCTTAACGGACCAGCTGCACCAGAAGCAGCCACAGCGGAAGTGGCAGAAAAAGCGGAGTTGCCAGATCCTTTGTCAACTCATAGTGTACCAGACGAGCAGGGTGATGAATTTGTACAAACTATCATGCAGCGTGTGCCAACTGCCGAACCGTGGCCACATCATGAAAATTTAGATCCTTTGAATTTTAAATCAGATATGACAGACAGAGAAGCAGAAGATGACATTGCTGTTCCTGAATTTTGGAGTGTATACTCCACGGCGATTGATACATTTTCTAAGAGCAAAAAGGATTAAATATTTTTATGGCTATTCAAAGACTATACGAAAAACTTATTGTTAAAGGCAATAATGCTCGAGCACAACCGCCGTTACCAAGAACATACAGAGGTTTCAGTACTATAAGCACTGACAGTGAATCATACTCATTATATGACTTGGACTTAATTAAACAAGATTTACTTAATCACTTTCACGTAAGACAAGGTGAAAGATTAATGAATCCAGAATTTGGTACTATAATTTGGGATGTAATTTTTGAACCATTAACTGAAGATTTAAAAAATTTAATAATAAAAAATGTCGAGGACATTATTAACTATGATCCCAGGGTTAGAGTTAATGATATTACAATCACTGCCTATGAAACTGGTATTCAAATCGAATGCGACTTAACTTATCTTCCTTACAACATTTCAGAATCTATGCGTTTTAAGTTTGATCAAGATAACGGATTAATAGGATAAACTACCATATTATTACACACTATAAATATCAGAACAAGGATTAAACATGTCATCTACCGACAGACAAAATAGATTACTCGTAGCTGAAGATTGGAGGAGAATTTATCAAAGCTATAGAAATGCTGATTTTCAAAGTTATGATTTTGAAAATCTACGCAGAGTAATGGTAGATTACCTTAGACAGAATTATCCTGAAGACTTCAACGACTATATTGAAAGCAGTGAATATCTAGCATTGATAGATATGATTGCTTTTTTAGGACAAAGTATTGCATTTAGAGTGGACCTAAATGCTCGTGAAAACTTTTTAGAACTAGCAGAACGTAGAGAAAGTGTTTTAAGATTATCTAGAATGCTAGGTTACAATGCCAAACGTAACCAAGCAGCTAACGGCTTGTTAAAATTTACCAGTATTTCTACTACGCAGGCAGTAATAGATAGTAATGGAAGAAATTTATCTGGTCAAGAAATAATCTGGAATGACACCGCAAATAGTAATTGGTATGATCAATTTATCAAAGTTATCAATGCTTCTATGCCTGCTATCAAGCAATTTGGTAATCCAGATAATAAAGCTGTGGTATATAGCATACCTACTGAACAATATAGAATTCAATCGGCTAGTAGTAATATTCCTGTATATGGATTTACCAAAGTAGTAGATGGTAGGAATATGAATTTTGAAATAGTCAGTACTATTATCAAAGACGGAATGGATATTGTGGAAGACCCTCCGCAGGCAGGTAAAAGCTTGGCGTTCCTTTATAGAGACGACGGTCGCGGAGCAGCCAGTCCTACTACTGGTTTCTTTTTACATTTTAGACAAGGTAGCTTGAACACCGGCGCTTTTTCAATTAGCCAGCCAAGTACTAATGAAATTGTCGATATCGATGCTACTAATATTAACGACACTGATGTATGGTTGTATAAACTAGACTCTAATGGTGTAGAACAAGAATATTGGGCTAAAGTTTCCAGTTTTGAAGGCAATAACATAATCTATAATAGTTTAAAGAAAAATATTAGAAATATCTACGGAGTTGTTACTAGAGCAGAAGACAGAATCAGTTTGACATTTAGTGATGGCACATTTGGCACATTGCCATTGGGGTCTTTTAGAGTATATTATCGTGTAAGTAATGGACTTAGTTATACTATAAATCCTAAAAATATTAGAAATGTTTCTATCTCCGTTCCTTATGTATCTGGTGTAGGACAAATAGAAACTTTAAGCATTACTTTAGGATTACAATCTAGTATTAGTAATAGTGCATTGAGTGAAAGCAACGACGAAATTAAAGCCAAAGCACCTGCTACATATTATACACAAAATCGTATGATTACAGCAGAAGATTATAACATTAGTCCCTTGAGTATCAGCCAAGATGTGGCCAAAATAAAAACTATTAATAGAACCAGTAGTGGTATTAGTAGGTATTTTGATCTAACTGATCCCACAGGAAAATATAGTAGCACCAATCTATTTGGTGATGACGGTGTAATTTACAAAGAAGAATACGAGGATCATTTTAGATTTAATTATGTTGCAAAAACTGATATTGAAGCAGTGATTTATAATCAAGTTTTAGACATTATTAAAGATATTGATTTACGTAATTTTTATTATGATAAATTTGGTAAATTATCTACCACAACTGAAACGTATACTTGGAATCAAGTAACAAAAGATACTAATCAAAGTACGGGTTATTTTAAAAATCAATTAAACTTAATTACAGGATACGATTCGGGAACTGATTTAAAACATTTAGAACCGGGTGCCTTATTAAAATTCGTTCCTCCCACAGGTAAAGTATTTTTAAAAACTAATTCAAATGCCTTGGTTACCGGCACAACAATTGTGCCTAACTCAACTTCTTATCTTTGGGCTAAAGTTGTTAGTGTAACTGAAAATGGTGCAGTTTCTTCTTTAACCACGGGTCAAGGCCCTATTACACTGAATGTAGAAGTGCCAACAGGAGCTACCTTAGTAAAAGTTATTCCAAAATGGCGTACTAGTTTGGATGCGGCCACTATAGCTACTATGATAGATTTAATTTTTTCTAACAAGCCATTTGGTCTACGATATGACTTAGATACTAAAAATTGGAAATTAATATACGAAGCAAATTTATCTATAAATGGATTGTTTAATATTGGAAGAGCCGGAGATATTAGCAATCAAAAATTAGATAATAGTTGGTTAATTTTGTTTTCCACGGACACTGCATACTATACAGTTAAGTCAAAAAAATTAAAATATATTTTTGAAAGTGATCGTCAAATTAGATTTTATTTTGATGCTAATAGCAAAGTATACGATAGCAGAAGTAATAAAGTAGTTAAAGATAAAATTAGTGTACTTAATATTAATACTAAACCTGACAGTATTAATCCTTTTAGCTATAGTTTAGATTGGGAAGTCAGTAAAGAATTTTTAGGATCAGACGGTTACGTGGATAATAAAAAAATAGAATTAACTTTCAATGACAGTAATGATGACGGAGTAGTTGATGATCCTGATATTTTTGATATTATTGTGGCTCCTAGTACTGATCAATCAAAGTATATAATTTTACAAAGATACGAAACAACTAACGGTCAACTAGATTATAGATATATTAAAAATGATAATTTAATTAAAATTAAATCTAGCTCCGATGACGTATTATTAAATGAAAAAGTAGATGGTCAATATTTTTATTTCACTACTACAGACACAGTTGCTCAGTGGGACAATAAACTAGCAAGATTTGTGGCTAATTTAGATTATAAAGTCTATCAAGGTAGAGAAGATTTAAAATTTCAGTATGTTCATAGCGCAGACTATGAAGCAAGAATAGATCCAGGACAGATTAATATCATGGATTTATATGTGCTGACCAAACAATACGATTTAGAATTTAGAAAATGGCTATTAGGTAATCTTGATGCAGAACCATTGCCTCCAAGTTCGGATCAATTGAGCTTGTTATTGTCTCCAACTTTAAATAATATTAAAGCCATGAGCGATGAAATTATCTTTCACCCGGTAAAATATAAAGTATTATTTGGACCTAGAGCCAGTTTGAATTTAAGGGCCAGCTTTAAACTAATAAAAAATGCAGAGCAACCCATCAGTGATAATCAGTTAAAAACAAATGTGCTAACAGCTATTAACGAATTTTTTGCCTTAGAAAATTGGGATTTTGGAGATAGTTTTTATTTCAGCGAACTAGTAGCATATGTTATGTCTAGAACAACTCCTTTCTTGTCTAACATGGTCATAGTGCCTAGACAACCCGATTTGTATTTTGGAAGTTTGTTTGAAATCAAAGCCGAAAGTGATCAAATTTTTATCAATGGCACTACCACTGATGACATTGAAATAATCACAGCCATCACAGCAAATACAATTGCTGCCGAAGGTAATATTAACTCTACAAGTTATGTGATATCTCAACAAAATATTACAAGTCAAGGAGCAGCATAATGTCTGAAAATCAAACAGAAAATGCTCCTCCTATTGATCCTAATCAAAAAAGAAAAACCGAATCATTATTACCTAGAATTTACAGAACTGATAGTAATAAAAAATTCATCGGCGGCACAATAGATCAGCTAGTTCAGACTGGAACTGTAAAAAGACTTAACGGATTCATTGGACGTCAAAACGCAAAATCAGTTACAAGTAACGATGTTTTTTTAGAAGAACTGTTAGACGAAAGACAAAATTATCAGTTAGAACCTAGCTTGGTAATTGAAGATACATTGGGCAATGTGACATTTTTTAAAGATTATTTAGATTATGTACATAGTGTAAATGTATTAGGAGGATTAGCTAGCAATCATCAAGTACTAAATCAACAGGAATTTTACAGTTGGGAACCTCATATTGATTGGGATAAGATTGTTAACTTTTTACATTACTATTGGTTACCATTCGGGCCTAAAACCATAACAATTTATGGACAACAACAAGAAATAACTCGTACTTTCAAAGTAACATTGTCCGACGAAGGTGACAATAGAGCATATCTTTTCACACCAAACGGATTGACTAGAAATCCGTCATTAACTTTATATCGTGGACAAACTTATAAATTTGAAATTGATACTCCGGGTGAACCTTTCAGTATTAAAACAGAACTTGAACCAGGCAGCTTTTTTAGATATACAGATGTAGATAATTTTGCTGTAGAAAATGGCACAATAACTTTTACAGTACCTTTACAAAGTCCTGACGTACTTTATTATACTAGCGAAATATCAGCAGATACATCCGGTATTATTAAAATATTTGACATTAAAGAAAATACAGCCATAGATGTCGAAAATGAAATCATAAACGCAAAAACGTACACATTGCCCAGCGGAATATCTTTAAGCAATGGAATGAAAGTTAATTTTAAAGGCCGTGTTACTCCTAGTTCTTATAGTGAAGGAGATTTTTATGTAGAAGGAGTAGGTGAAAGAATTCAACTTATTCCGGAAAAACAATTAGAAATTGTAGCTCCGTATACTACAAATTATGACGTAACTTTCGATGACACTGGCTTCGACGACTTGCCTTATAATGATGTTATATACTCGGCAGCAGACAAAGATTATATTACAATTAATAGAGCTAGTTTAGATTGCAATCCTTGGACCCGGTATAATCGCTGGTTCCATCAGGATGTCATACAACAAACAGCAGATCATTTCGAAGTACCCGCAGTATTTGACCAAAGTCAAAGAGCCAAGAGACCGATTATAGAGTTTAATGCCAATATCAAACTATATAATTTTGGAATACGTCCTAAAAAAGATGTAGATTTAGTTGACGATTTTACCAATGATGTATTTTCTGTAATAGAAGGAGCGTTAAGCTATAATATCGATGGAGTTTCATTACTAGACGGACATCGTATATTATTTACAGGTGATAAAGATCCCTTGGTAAGTAATAAAATTTTTAAAGTAGAATTTATTCTTATTCATGCAGATGCCAATGATCCAGGACAACGTAGAATACATCTAGTACAAGAACCAGATAGTGATCCTTTACTAGAAGAAATTGTATTAATTAAAAACGGTGTCCAATATAAAAGTAAACATTTATGGTTTAATGGTTCTAACTGGCTAGTAGGACAATCAAAAACAGATCAAAATCAACCTCCATTATTTGATTTATTCGATAAAGATCAAGTTAGTCTTTCTGATTCGACCAAATATGAAGGCACTACTTTTCTAGGAAATAAATTATTTTCTTATAAAACTGGATCTGGTGTTGTAGATAGTGAATTAGGATTTGCATTAAGTTATAAAAATATTAATAATGTAGGGGATATTGTTTTTAACTATAACTTACTACAAGAAAGTTTTTCTTACAAGCAACAAGCGTCCATAATTACCGAAAACACAGATAATAAGTTTCTTAAAAACTTTTCTAATTTAGGTTCAAAATACATTAATGGGTGGACTAAAAATACATTAAAAAATATTCAACCTATTGTGAGGATTTATAAAAACGAAACGGTAGAAGAATTTGTAAACGGAATAAAAACAAAAGTTGTTTTAGTTAATAATTTTCCTATAGATGTATACAATGATATTACTGATCTTAATGATCTTTTGGTAAAAGTTTATATAAATGGCAAAAGAATTGATAAAAGTTTATTTTCAGTTGAAGATGCTGCAAATTATAAAAAAGTAGTATTAATTACAGATGCTAACACAACTGATATAGTTACACTGAGATGTTATGCTAGACAAAATAAAAACAATAATGGTTATTACGAATTTCCTATCAATTTACAAAATAATCCTTTAAACAATAATATTAATGATTTTACTCTAGGTGAAGTTATTGATCATGTAGATTCTATTATAGATAATTTAGATAATTTCCAAGGGGAATATCCAGGAGTAAATAATTTAAGGGATATAGGCAATCTTAGTAGTCATGGAACTAAATTTATTCAACATAGTGGCAGTTTAAATTTAGCATTATATCATTTGACCAATAAAGATGCTAATATAATAACAGCATTAGAAAAAGCCAGAGATGACTTTGGAGTCTTTAAAAGAAATTTTATAAATCATACCGGTGTTTTAAATAGTGAAATAACAGTTAAACAAGCAGTTGATTTAATTTTATTTGAAATTAATCAAGGCAAACCTAAAAAAGCTTCATACTATTTTAGTGATATGTTAGCTTATGGTGCAGCCAAACAAACAGATTTTACTGTACAAGATTATAGAGTTAAAAAATATCCTTTAGCCACAGTGTTTACTTTACAAAGTTTAAGTAATAAATCTGTTAATGTGTATGTGAATAATGTTCAATTATTACATGAAAAAGATTATATATTTGGCTTGGATGGGTTTGTAGAAATATTGTGCTCTATAAAAGAAGATGATGTCATAACAGTTTATGAATATGAAAGTACAGATGGATGTTATATTCCTTCTACCCCGACAAGTTTAGGATTATATCCAAAATTTGAGCCAAAAATTTATCTAGATACTACTTTACTTGAGCCACAAAATGTAATTCAAGGGCATGACGGCAGCATTGTATTAGCTTTTAATGATTATAGAGATCAAATAATCTTAGAATTAGAAAAACGATTTTTTAACAATATTAAAGTCAAATATGATCCAAATATTATAGACATATATGATTTTATACCCAATTCTAATAGACCTACTGAGTATACTATAGATGAATTCAATCAAATTCTTGCACCTAATTTTTATCAATGGACAGGACTAATTGATAAAGATTTTACCAAATCTTTGAAATATGATTCAAATAATCCTTTTACTTACAACTACAGGGAAGCAGTAGGCATAGACGGAAACAATGTTCCGGGGTTTTGGCGTGGAATTTACAAATGGTACTTTGACACAGACCGCATACACTTAACACCTTGGGAGAGTTTAGGATTTAGTATTCAGCCAAAATGGTGGGAAAGTACTTATGGGCCTGCACCTTATACATCTAATAATCTTATACTTTGGCAGGATCTGCGAGATGGTGTAATCAAAGAACCTGGCAAACCTTTAACAAGAAACCCTAAATTTGCAAGACCTGTACTTAAAAATATTCCTGTTAAAGAAGATGGTCGATTATTAGACCCCTTAACAGCTAATTTAGCACATGGAATTTTTAATAGTAATAGATCATTTACATACGTTTTTGGCGATCAAAGCCCTGTAGAAACAGCTTGGAGACGAAGTAGCTATTATCCGTTTAGTTTACTAATTACAATGATTCTTATGCAGCCAGGTCGAGTATTAGGTTGTTACTTAGATCGATCAAGGATAGTTAAAAATAGAAATGATCAATTAATCTATTCAGAAACTGGTGTTCGATTGAGATTAAAAGATTTATTAACACCTAATACTGTATCGGATAATGTTAGAACATTAACAGCGGGGTTAGTCAATTATGTTGTAGATTATTTACAAGGAGATAACTCCACGGCATTAGACACATATAAAAATGATTTAATAACCATTAACAATAAACTTGCACATAGATTATCAGCATTTACTAGCAAAGAAAAATATAATTTAATTTTAGACAGCAAAAGTAGTGCAGCTAAATCGGGCGTTTTTGTGCCAAGTGAAAATTATAAAATATTTTTAAACACTAGTAGTCCTATTAAAAAAATATTATATAGTGGTGTTATTGTAACTAAAGTATTGACTAAAACTGGCATAGGTTATGAAATAAAAGGATATAGTCAAAGCAACCCATATTTTTATTATTATGTATGGACACAATCTGGACATGGTATTAACGTAGGCGGAATTAGCGAAAGCTTTATTAAATGGACTAACAATCAACAATATGTAGTAGGAAACATTATAGAGATTAATAATGTTTTCTATAGAGTAAAAACTTCACATGTTAGTGAGGAAAATCCTTCCTTAGATCTTTTACAAAAATTACCATCATTGCCTATAATTGGAGGAGCAACAGCTCTAATTAGAAAAAAATGGGAAAGAATTCCTGTTCTTTTAAATTATGGAACTACTTTAGGTTCGATTCAAGAAGTTGTAGATTTCCTTCAAGGTTACGGAGAATATTTAAAAGATCAAGGATTGGCATTTGACCAGTATAATATAACATTAAAATCTGTAGCTAGTTGGGAAACCAGCGTGAAAGAATTTTTATTCTGGACTACGCAAAATTGGAGTCCAGGCACTGAAAATTATTCCGAATGGGATTTTGGTATTTTTTATAAAGCAGGGTCGGTTGTTCTTTACAATGGCGATTATTATAAATCAAAAAGAGATCATACAACAACAACTTTTTTTGATGTTAATTTATATGTAAAATTAGATGGCTTAAATCAAGACGGGGCGTCAGCAATAAGCTTGAGTCCAGCAGCATTGGGCATAGATTTAAATTTAAATTATGCTACTGTTGCTGATTTAAGAGAGCAGATTGGCACATATGAAATATTTTCAGCTAATGGTCAAAAATACGATCCTAAATTATTAAGTTATTCTAGATATGACAATCTTTTTTCACTAAAACCGACAAATGAAAATACTGGTATATATGGCGCAAGTTTATACCTAATACAAAAAGAACATGTATTAATCATTGACAATGATACACAATTCAATGATGTGATTTATAGTCCAGAAACAGGTTATAGACAAGAAAGAATTAAAGTATCTGGATATAAAACATTAAACTGGAATGGAAGTCTTGACGCACCTGGGTTTATCTATGATCGAGCCTATATCAATGACTGGCAACCTTGGATGGATTATCATCTAGGGGATATTGTCAAATATAAAGAATTTTATTATTCAGCCATGGAATTCTTACCAGGCCAAGAGGAATTCAATAAAAATAAATGGATAAGATTAGACAGCAAACCGACCAGTCAACTACTGCCTAATTGGGACTATAAAGCCTTACAATTCACAGACTTTTATGATTTAGACAGCGATAATTTTGATGTAGGTCAACAAAAAATAGCTCAGCATTTAATAGGCTATCAAAAGCGTCAATACTTGAGTAACATTATTAAAAACGATGTTAGTGAATTCAAGTTTTATCAAGGAATGATCCAAGAAAAAGGCACAGTGAATTCTCTTAATAAATTATTTGACGTTCTCAGTGCAGATGATAGGGATAGTATTGATTTTATCGAAGAATGGGCAATTAGAGCAGGGCAATATGGCGCCAGTGATGCTTTTGACGAAGTAGAATTTATATTAGACGAAAGCCAATTTAAAATTAATCCTCAGGCAATAGAATTAGTCAGTACCGTTGATAATACTTTGGTAGATTTTGTTATTAGACAAACTAAAAAAGACATATATCTAACACCCAAATTTTATCAAAATAATTTATGGCCTGTTAACAGTAATTATAAACCATTTTTGCGTACACCTGGTTTTGTCAAATATGATCAAATTAAACTAGCCGTTGATTCAAAGAGCAGTTTATTAGCCGAAGACATAGAGAATTTTTCATCAGGCGACTATATTTGGTGTGCATTTGAAAATAAAATAAACGAATTTAATGACGATTGGAATGTATATAGATTTACCAAAACAGATTATGTTGTAGATGGAATGTCATATACCGATAATACTCTGTTTATATCCTTTGCTAATGATATAGATTTTACCGTAGGTCAAATAATTGGAATTAAATCTGACTACGACAAAGTTAACTCCTTCTTTGAAATTAGTGAAATAGATGGCAGAATTGTTACGGTCAATATCAGACTGATCAATTGGAAAACTCCTGACTCTGAAACTTTAAGTACTACTAAAATTTTTAAAATTTTACCTCAAAGATTTAACACCATAGACGATATTGTAGTTCCCCATTACCTTAAAAAAGGTGAACTTGTCTGGATTAATCGTTCACTTGGCAACAAATATGCAGTTTGGCAAAATAATCCTGTTTATACAAGGACAAAATTATATGACCCGTTGTTAGGGAATGAATATAAATTTGGTAGAAAATTAGTTACTAATGCAGCTGGCGATATTATGGTAGTAGCCTTAGGTCAGAACCAATCACAAAGAGTGAATATCTACACACCATGGTCTAATGATTCAGGATGGAGTGATCGTCAAACAATTCTTATGCCAGGTGATATAAGAACATTTGCTAAAACTTTAGCAGTCAGTGATGATAAAAAGTGGTTAGCTATTGGTTGTGTAACTACATCAAATAATGGTGTTATTGAATTATATCAATTAAATGATAGTTTACAATACGAGTTTGTTACAACTTTAACAAACTCTGATCCCGATCCTTATTTTGGATTCAAAATTAAATTTGCCTATGATGGGTTGTATTCCTTAACTATTAGCAGCACAGATGGTAATAGTATCAGTGGTATAATATACTATTTCAAGAACTTTAGCGATAGTTCTACTTGGCAGTTTGTAACCAGTATACGTCCAACTGATGTAGATTGTGAAAATCAACCATTTGCCTATGAATTCGATATTGATCAGACAGCTAGTACATTGGCATTGTCTACATCATTAACTCATAATGGTCAAGGAAAAGTTTTAGTTTTTCATAGGAATAATGAAACATTTACAAAAGAACATGAAATAACTAAAGCAAATCAACTAAATTTTGGACAGACAATATCTTTATCCAATAATGGAACTTATTTGGCCGTATCAAGTCAAACAAATAGTAAACAAATAGTAAACGTTTATAAAAATTATAATCTATTTCAGACATTAGTTGAAAGAAATAATGATCGTGATAGCAATGAAAAATTTGGTACATATTTAAAATTTGTTAATAATGAAAAAACATTATTAATTTTTAGCCGACTTAGTGACGGGTCAAAAAATGATTTGTTCAATTATGATGATAGCACTATGAATTATCATGATAGTATTACACATCATGATGATAGTACCTACATTATTAAACGTGATTCAGGCAGAGCAGATATCTATGATATCTATGACAATAAATTTATATTTTCCGAAAGTTTGGCTGTGGTTAGTAGTCAAGCAGAGGAATACGGTAGTTGTGTAGATGTTTCAGACAATACTGTAATAATTTCTGCACCATCTGGGTTGAATGATAATAAAAATAGCGGTGCAATTTACACTCATAAACGAACCCCTAATAATTATAGTTGGAAAATTAGTCAAGAAGAAACAGCAAAAATAGATTTAAGTGTATTCAAAAAAATCTTCTTGTATAATAAACGAACAAATCAATTAGTCACTTACTTAGATATAATAGATCCTACACAGGGTAAAATATCAGGAATTGCTGAACAACAGATCAAATATAAAACTTATTACGATCCGGCCACGTATTCATTCCGTTCTGCTGCATCAGATATATCAGTTATAGTAGACGATGGAATGTCTTGGTTGGACGTAGAAGTTGGTACTTTATGGTGGGATTTAAGTAGGGCTAAATTTTTAGATGCACATCTTAGTGACATTGTTTATAAAAATACCACATGGAATACGTTGTACGAAACAGCCAGCATTGATGTCTACGAGTGGGTTTCGTCTAGATATTTGCCTTCCGCCTGGGACAAATTAGCTGATACGGATCAAGGAATTACCCAAGGTATTAGCGGAAAAAGTCTATATGGTGATGATGTTTATAGTATTAAAAGAACCTATGACACAGTGGCTAAGTCGTTTAATTCGACTTATTATTTCTGGGTAAAAAATAAAACTACAATTCCTACCGTTATTGGAAGAACTAATTCAGCTGCTGATATTTCTAACATTATTAGCAATCCCAAAGGTGCTGCATTAAAATATATCGAATTTACTGATAGAAATAGTTTTAGTTTAACTAATGTCAAAGATTTACTATCGGATCGTGATGTAGTACTTGCTATTCAATATTGGAATATTCCACAGCATGAAATTAATATCCATAGTCAATGGAAAATTATTAGTGAAAATGAAAAAACTGAAATACCTAAACATATTGAAAAGAAATGGATTGATAGTTTAGTAGGTTTTGACGAAAATGGCAAAATGGCACCAGATCTTAAACTACCTCCTAAACAAAGATATGGTATAGAATCTAAACCTAGACAAAGCATGTTTGTCAATAGACTAGAAGCAGTTAAGCAAGTTATCGAACGAATTAATAGCGAATTTAAAACAATTCAAATAGATAATTTAGATTTAACTGATTTATTGAAAAAAGATCTTGCTCCGACGACTCTATCCGGGGTATACGATTATGTCGTTGATACTGAAAGTGAATTACAATTTATCAACACAAGATTATTTAAAAAGCCTGAATTATCTTTGGTAATAGTAAACGGCAGTATTGTTTCAATCAACATTGATTCTAATGGATATGGATACGGAACACTACAACAAATTAAACAAAATGTGTATAAAGGTCCTACAATTTCTATCATAGGTAAGGGCATTAACGCATCAATTGACGTTACTGTAAATTCTGTTGGAGCATTACTACCGATTGAAATTAAAAATAGTGGTAAAGGTTATGACAAAGAAACAACTACTTTATCTGTAAGGCCTTTATGTGCGTTAGTTAGAAGTGACAGTACAATTTTTGGAAATTGGGCCATTTATGCTTATGATCCTGTTGGTGAAATATGGAGTAAAATAAAAATTCAAGAATATGATGTAACTGCGTTTTGGAATTACATCGACTGGTATGGGTCTTATATAGACTCTGATACAGGAAGGGAATACACATATAATCAATATAGCAAAATCGATCATGTAGTAGATGGGACTTATCAGCTTTTTACACAAGATAGTGAAATAGGCCAAACAGTAAAAGTTAATAATGTAGGTAGCTCGGGATGGATGCTATTGGTAAAATATGCCAACGCAGATTCTATTGATTATACTCAAAGTTATAAAGTTGTAGGAAGACAAAATGGATCTATTCAGTTATCAACTAATTTTTATAATTTTGTTAAAAATAAGTTGGGTTACGATAGTGGTCTCTATGATTCTAATAAATTTGACAATGCCGGAACCACAGAATTACGTATAATTTTAAACAGTTTGAAAGATCGAATTCTAATAGATGATCGAAGAATACTTTATTTGAATTTGTTTTTCCTCAGTATCAGATATGCGTTATATGAGCAACCTTATTTGGATTGGATATTTAAAACTAGTTTTATCAAAGCCTTACATAATGTAGGTAAACTTAAACAAAAAGTAACATACAGCAATGATAATTTAGAAGATTTTGAAAGTTATATATCCGAAGTTAAGCCTTATCGTACAAAAATAAGGGAATTTGTCAGTGTGTATAATAGCATGGATAACACACAAAGTATGGTGACTGATTTTGACTTGCCTTCCTATATTACCAATTCTAATATAGAAGTTATTACTACCCAAATTAAAAATGACGAATTATATTATTATGACGATATTATAAATGAATATCCATGGAAACTTTGGAGAGATAATATTGGATTTGGCATAAAGACTATTACTATTTCAAATGAAGGACATGGTTATACATCAAGGCCACTGGTAAAAATTATAGGAAATTGTACTAGACCAGCCAAGGCTAGAGCGTTTATATCTAACGGCCAAGTAATAGATATCGAAATTTTAGATACAGGTGCAGGATATTTAAAAGCTCCTGAAATAGTCATAGAAGGCCATTTAAGTGTAGGGGGAACTCAGGCACAGGCAGTTGCTATTGTAAAAAACGATCTTGTTAGAAGCAATCTTATAGCTATGAAATTTGATCGTTATAATAAAAAATTATTATCAGAAATATTGCCTTTAGAACAAATTGATACTTTTACTGGTGATAATGCCACTATCACTTTTAATTTAAAATATAGTCCTAATACTGAATCTAAAAAACTTTTAGTAGAATACACTATTGACGGCATTACTATTGACGAAATCAGTGAAAATTATACTATAGTAAAAACTTCCTCCAAAGAAAAAGGTCATACAGTTTATTATGGTCAAATAACCTTTGTACATCCTCCCAGACTGGGAACTATTATAACAATAACATACGAAAAAGATTTTCACCATCTTTCGGCTCTAGACAGAATTAAACATTATTACAGTCCAGAAAGTGGAATGATTGGTAAGGATTTTGCCCAGTTAATGACAGGTATTGATTATGGAGGCGTTAGCATTGTTGGTATTAACTTTAATCAGCCCTTGGCATGGGATAGTGAAAATAATACTTGGGGTGATAAAGGGTGGGACCTTATAGGAAATGAAAATAAAATTTACGATACACTAGTAGAAGGCGGCAATATGGCCTATACTACTGCTACAGGTCTAACAGCGGAAGATATTATTGTAGACGGAGACAGGTTTATTAGTCCAATAACTAGCCCTGCCCCAGAAGAAATGCTTCCTGGACACGTTGTAGACACTCTAGTAATAAAAGTATTTGATGACAATCGTTCAGGTTCCAGCAATGTAATTTGCGATAATTATCTAACTGATGGTGTTATTTCTGAATTCAAAGTAGGGCAATATCCTAATAGTAAATCCGCTGTTGTAGTAAAATTAGATCAAATTATACTTCAAATAGATGTTGACTACACTATAGATTTTGATAATTTATTAGTAAAATTTAACGAAATTCCAGAAGCTAACAAATATGTTTCTATTATTAGTATAGGATTAAATGGAGTAAATGTTTCAGATACTAATCATGTCATAGTAGAAACTGTAACAAACGAAATTATAACGGACTATCCTTGGAAAGATAATATAAGCTTGTTAGTGTTGGTCTCTGGGGTTGTTCAAAATTATAATTTATTCAAAATAGATAATAAGGTAGGTATAAGATTTGCCTTCGATGTCATGCCCGGGCAATTAATAAATTATTTAATTTTTGATACTCCTAACAAAACCACCAGTATTGTTTCAAAAGAAACAATTACATATAAAGAATCTGCGTCCAGATATACTCTTTCTAATCCTATTGGTAATCTTTTACCATTAGAATATAATGCTATTGTTAAAGTAGGAAACGAGATATTAAATTCAGTTGATTCTTTTTATTTTATACTAAAAAATCAAGTATACGAGTATATTATTCCTTTGGGTAAAGATGATATTAATCAATACGAATCAACAGATTTTAAAGTTTATGTTGATAATCAATTAATTTATCTATCCGATGGTTTTGATTTGGACTTATTAAAATCAAAAATAATAGTTAAAAGTAACAAATACATAGAAAATGCTAAACTATTAGTTACTATAGTTAAAAATGCCGAATATACTATTGGTGTTGAAAACCGTGTAAACTATATTGAATTTAAAAATTCTTATCCAGAGAATACTAAAATAGAAATTATCTCTATGTTTAATCATGATATTTTAGATATCCAAAGAACAGATTATCAAATTTATCCTGATGTAGATCGTTATCAAGATAGTATCTATTATGCAAATGCCGTTAAAGTTAGTGCTGGCATTTTTACTCTTGAAAGGCCTATTGCTGATGCAAATTACGCATGGGTTATTAAAAATAAAACTCTATTAACACCCAATATAGATTATATATTATCAGATAATAAAACAGAAATCATAGTAAATAGTTCCCCTTTAGAAAGTGATAAATTTTCAATTCTAACCTTTTCTAATAATATAGTAAGAGATTCGATTGCCTTTATGCAAATCAAAGATATGTTAAATAGAACACATTATAAACGAATCAGTAAAAATAGGACTACTATTTTAGCAGAAGATTTGCACTATTATGATAAACAAATAACGGTTGATGATGGCACTGCATTAAACGAACCAGTTATAGAAGCAAATGCGCCAGGAGTCATATACGTAAATGGCGAAAGAATAGAATATTTTATTAAAAATGGCAATGTTTTAAGCCAACTTAGAAGAGGTACTTGGGGAACTGGTATTACCGATGTGCATAAGAAATCAGAAAAAGTATTAGATATTGGACCCAACGAAAGTATTCCTTATAAAGATCGCGAGGAAGTTATTACATGGCCTCCTGAAGAATATCCTGATGCACTGTTAGATAGCACACATTTAATCGAATTACCATTCATACCAACTAAAGATAGCATTGAAGTGTTTGTGGGTGGAGTTAGACAAAGAAAAGATGCTTACACACTTCACGATCCAATAGAGCATCCAGAGAGTCCCGAGGGTGACATCGATTATCCTGCAGATTTTGCTGTAGATGGTATAAATTCTCAAGTAAGATTAGAACATATACCAGATACTCCGGGAATAAGAATACAGGTTGTTAGAAAAGTTCTTACACCGTGGAATGACTTAGGTAAAAACCTAGCAGAATCAACCAATGAAGTAGCATATTTCTTGAAAACTACCCCAAGAAAACTAGATAACGGATAAAATAAATATTTTGATAGAGAAATAAACATGCAAAACAAAGATTTTAGTGGAATACATATCGAAGGACATATTAAGATTTGGGACCCAAGTTCCAAGGAAGTCTATATCAATAAACGTAATGCCATACATTATGAAAATATGAGTGTGGCATTAGCTAAAAGTATAGCTAATTCCAGCCAAGGATATATCTATGAAATGTCTTTTGGAAACGGTGGTACAGCCGTAGATCCTACAGGAATTATTACATACTTGACGCCAAATACCACTGGAGTTAATGCCGATCTTTATAATCCAACTTATTCTAAAGTTGTTGATGATCAAAGCGTAAACAATAAAGATCCTATAAGAAATTACATAGAAACCAGGCATGTTACTGGCACTAATTATACTGATGTGTTTATTACTTGTTTGTTAGACTATGGTGAGCCTAGTGGACAAGAAGCATTTGATAATACAACCAACAACGAAGCTCAATATGTTTTTGATGAATTAGGATTAAAATCTTATAGTGATACAAATCAGAGCAGGTTACTGACTCATGTAATATTCCATCCGGTACAAAAAAGTTTGAATAGGCTTATTCAAATAGATTATACTGTTAGAATTCAAAGTTTAACCGGTCTAATGGGAATCTAATATGTCTTATAATATACGCCATTCTGATCCAGGAAAACCATCAATTGTAGTTGATGATGGGGATTTAAATCAAGAAACTAGCTTAACATTTATAGGTAAAAACTATAATCAAAGTTATAGCAGTATCATAGGCGAAAATTTTCTGCATCTGTTAGAAAATTTTGCCAGCACAACACCTCCTACTACACCGACTGAAGGTCAACTTTGGTATAATTCTGTAGAAAATAATTTAGATGGCGGAATAAAAGTATTCGATGGCACAAACTGGATTCCGTTGGGCGTGATCAAAAAAGGCAGGGGCAATCCTCCTCCTATTTCACCTAGCTTGCCTTTTAAAAATGGCGATCTTTATGTAGACACAGTCAGCCAACAATTACATATTTTAGGTGATAATGCTTGGACTTTAATCGGACCTCCGTCCAAAGCTGTTGACAGAACCACTGCCGAAGTTGAAACAATTTATGATTTAGGCAATGAACCCAGATTAGTATTGACTCTTTTTGTTAAACAAAAAAGGGTAGCTATAATTAGTGATAGAGAATTTGTACCTAAGACAGGAATCGATGGGTTTACAACGATTAGACAAGGCATTACATTAAGCACTACAAAATTTCAAACAGCTTCAAAAATAAACAAATTTTGGGGCACTAGTGAAAAAGCAGAAGCTCTGATTGTAAATGATACTACAGTAAATGCAATTAATTTTTTAAGAGCCGATGCTGTAAGCACAACATCAGAAGGTATTAATGTTAGGAATAATAATGGATTAAGCATAGGAACTGATTTATCATTTTCCATAGGTATAGATGCCAATACTAATGGTCCTTTAATTTACAATAATAAGTCTGGATCCAATATAATTTTTAGATTAAAGAACAATGATCAAATTAAAAATGTAATGGTTATTGATTCTAGAAGCAATATACCACAAAGAGGGTGTATAGGTATTAACAATATAGCACCGGATCAAACAACCAGCTTAGATGTAGTAGGAAATATAAAAACTAATGGGTCGTTGATTATTACAGGATCCAATGACAGTAATGTAATTAGCCCTGAGATTCCTGCTTTATCTATTCCAAATGGTGGAGCAAAAATAGCCTATTCATTGAGTGTAGGTAGTAATTTATCAGTAACCGGTACTAGCACCTTAAACAATAATGTTATAATCAAAGGTCAACTTACCTTAGAAAAAACAACAGGCGATCTAGCAGTTATTTTACCGTCTTCAAATAATATTAATAATATAGGCTCACCGAGTTTTAAGTTTAATACCATATATGCAACAAATATTGAAGGAAATGCGATCTCTGCAAATAGTGCAACCCGTTTGACTAATGGCATATCTTTAGCAATAAATTCAAACGATATTCAAATGTCTCCTGTAACTATAGGAACAGCAGAAACTTTGTCTGTTACATTGGCACCTAATTTAAATCCACAATATGTATATGAAAAGCCTTTTCCTACTGCTAAGGCTTTATTAAATTCAGATTTAATATTGATTAGTAGAAAAGCAAACAACGATCCCAATGACAATAGTCAAACATTGGTAAAATTAACTGGAGCACAACTCCTCACGTCTTTCACCAAGTCTATTATACAGCCCGGTTCTGTTATACTATGGCCGAACGTTTCCTCAATTCCGCCAGGGTATCTCTTATGCGATGGCAGAGCTTTGCCTAAACAAGAATATCAAGATTTTTATAATATAATAGGCGGCACAACTTTTTCAGACGGCGGAATTTTAAAATTTATTATACCAGATTTAAGAAATAACGTTCCAGCAGTTGGGATGAATTATATAATTTACACCGGAAAAACCTAATGCCATATACTATAATTAAAACTGATGGCACTGTTCTAACAGATATTTTAGACAATAGTGTTGATAAAAAATCTTCTAGTTTGACACTAGTGGGCAAAAGTACTCAAAATTATGGGTTAGAATTTAATCAAAATTTTGTTAAATTATTAGAAAATTTTGCCAATACAACAGAGCCAAAACATCCAATTAAAGGACAACTTTGGTATGATACTAGTGAAGAAAAAATTAGAATTTTTAATGGCAGTGTTTTTAAAGAACCAAACAGACCACAGGTCAGTAACATTGAACCAGATCTAAGTCCTGGCGATTTATGGATTGATAGCTATAGAAGACAACTGTATTTTAATGACGGGCAAGGTACAAGGTTGGCTGGTCCCGTTTATTCAGAACAACAGGGTGTTACTGGTTATGAAATAGTCACCGTTAAAGATACAAATAATGCAGATAAAACTATAATTAAACTTAAGATTGGAAATACATTATTAGGTGTTTTTAGTAAAGAATCTTTTACACCCAATTATACTAATAATGAAGGCCTTTTACTTAAATCTGAAGGAATGCGTGATGCAGCAAACGTAGCCGATTCCAATGGTATTACATTAGTTAAAGGGTTTACTCCTGTATATACACGAGTCGGGGAAGATGTCAAATTTTATATCACAGCAAAAAATGCAGAAAATCTTCTAGACCCTCAAGGTAATGTTATCAGTGTTAATAACTTTGTTCAAACTAATCGTGATAATTACCTCAGTGGCACATTGAGTATTTTAAATAGCAATCCATTGATTTTAGGAGCTTCAAATAATTTAACATTTCAATTTGTTGGAACTAGTTCCATACTTAAAAATAACAGAAACAGTAATGATTTTATTATTCAAGTTAAAGATTCGTCTACAACAAATAATGCTATTTTCATTAAGGCAAGTCAGAGCAGGGTAGGCATTTTTGAATCAACGCCATTGGCCACTTTGGATATTAATGGTGATGTTAACATACGTGGTAATTTGGTTAGCAATAACAGTTCAATTAATGTTTTTAATACTGGAGTTAGCACTATTAATATAGGCGGCGCCGCCAGTAATGTTGGAATAGGTTATATTAGTGGAACCACTACAATTAAAAGCGATCTTGATGCATTAAAAAATATCGGAGCCAATGGAGGATCGATAACTTCTTCAAGAACCAGTTTTGATTTGCTTAACACTACTGTTGCTACTATTAATTTAGGTGGAGCAGCAACAGACATTAAATTAGGTAGTAATGCCAGCACAACAACCATTAATTATAATGCGCTAGTTAAAAATAATTTAGCAGTTACAAAAGAATCACAAGTCAGTAGTGTCAATACAGCAGATAATATAATTAAATCTACAGGATCTGCAACACTGGCTAATTTAATATTAAGCTCTATAAACGGAAGAGTAGAATTTCAAGTAGACACACAAGCTACTGAAAATTTAATTTTAAAGAACCAATTAAAATTTGACGTGGACGGGGAAGCAATAATTACTAATATTAATACAGGGGGGGCATATTTTAAATTTTTACCAGTAAATGTTAGAAATTTATCTATAGGAGAATCGTCCACATTAGTCACTATAGGCGCTTCGTCCGGTAATACTTATATTAATAACGATTTAACTGCTAATGGCAAGCTTGTTGTGGGTTATGATGGATCAACTCCTTCGTATATTGATTCCAGTGGCCCTGTTGCCTATCTACATAATACCAATGCAAGAACTATACATTTTGGCGAAAGTGCCACAAGTATTACAGCAGGTAGTATAGCTTCTGGAACTTTTTACATACGTAATCCTAATACTGTAGTAGAAGGTGACTTGACTATTAAAGGGGGTGACTTAAGAACAACTAACTCCAGTGCCAGTCTTTTTAACCAAGTTGCTACTTCTATTGTTATAGGAAAATCTGCATCACTTATTGAGATAGGAAACGACACAGGTAATACTACAATTAACAATAATGTTACTATTAGCGGTAGTATTACTGTTGATGGAAAAAATTCCAGTAATAAAGGAACTTTTTCAGTTGCTCAAAATACTACAGTATTCGATCTTTTCCCAAGCTATTTGTCCACATTAACAGTGGCACCCACTGCTGAATACATCTATATAGGCAAACCTTATGATGATGACAATGATCAAACTGGTGGTACTGTTACTATTCAGTATGATCTAAAGATAATTAATGATGTAATTCTTCCAAATGTGGATACTAATGCAGGTGGCATAGGCGGTGCGGGATTATTGCTTAAAGATGTTAATAATCGTCTTGCATCATCAGACTTTATAAGAACATCTAGTACCTCCTCAGGCGCATTAATTGTTAATGGAGATATATTTTATAGTGGCAAACTTACAGGTACTGATAATACTGCCATTATAGAAACTGGCAAGATAACGAAAGAATTAATCATAGCAGGAGCTTTTCCTGTATCAGGAACTATAGGCCCAGGCAATCCTGCAGTGGGGATCATAAGTTCAACTAACACCACTGTAAATGTGTTTAATAATAACGTAACCACATTAAACTTAGGGGGCGCTGGCAACGAAACTATTAGTTTAGGTAGTAGTACATCTAAAATTAAAGTGCTTGGTAATTTTATTCCTAAATGGAAAACGCTCAATAATAACTATGAAGCTGTAGCTGGAGATAGATTATTAATTAATGCTGGTTTAAACAATATTACAGTAACATTGCCAGCAACTCCAACAGTTGGCGACGAAGTTCATTTTATAGATCAGGTTGGGTTAGGAACATATTCATTAATTATTGCTAGAAATGGCAGCTTGATTAATGCAGTAGCTAGCAATCTTACTATTAATACTGCTGGCAAGGCATTTAGTCTAGTATATACAGGCAATGCAAGAGGATGGGTCTATGATAATGCTTGATATTGATAAATATTTCAAAGGGGTGTAAGGAATGCCATACAGTATTAACAAATATGATGGTTCACTGGTAGCAAACGTAGAAGACGGAACAGTAGACAATAGTTTAGACGTCAGACTTATTGGTAGAAATTATGCTGGGTACGGTGAAGTTCAAAATGAAAACATGGTTCACATGTTGGAAAACTTTGCAGGCACCAGCGAACCCCCACGTAAAATTACAGGTCAAATTTGGTTTGATAGTGCAAGTAAAAAATTAAAATTCTATGACGGAGTTAAATTTAGAACTACAGGCGGAGCAGAAATAGGCACAACGCAACCCAGCGGATTAACTACTGGAGATTTTTGGTATAATACTAATACTAATCAATTATTTGCTTGGTCAGGAACAGAATTTATACTAGTAGGCCCGCAGGCAGTGCAAAATGCTCAAACTACTGAAGTTAGAAGCACTAGCATTCTTGACGTGAATAGCAACCCCCGCCCAGTTGTCGAAGGAGTAGTAAACGGAAAAGTTGTGTTTATTATAAGCAATTCTGCGTTTACAGTAAGCACTGATACAGATAATGCAGTTAATGGATTCCTTGAAATTAAAAAAGGATTAACCTTAGTTGATACTAATGCAAATGGTGTTACTGATACTGAAACTGGTTATATCTATTGGGGGACAGCATCTAATGCTGCCAAATTAAACGGATTCACGGACTCGGATTTTGTTAAACTAGCAAACAGCTCTTTTTCTAATCTAGTTAGATTCCTTGACCCAGGATTTACAGTTGGTAATAATAATGATCTTAAGGTTTATATAGATAATTCAACTTCTGTAATTAAGAATCAAACAGCTGATGCACCTATTATTTTTAAAACTACAGTAGCCGTAGAGTCAGGTACTGCTGAAAAAATTCCATTAAAGATTCAAGGAAGTTCACTTTTACCTGGATCTGATTCTATCAATATAGGGTCTAGCAGTGCAAAATTTAACACAATTTATGCTCAAACATTCAACGGCACTTTAGATGGTACTGCTAGTAAAGCTGAAACAATTAATGTTGGCGGCACCTATATGAATGGTAGTTTAAGTGCTACAGCCAACACGGTAGCAGCCAGGGACGCTGATGGATATATTACTGCAAACAGATTTGTAGGACTTGCTACTAGAGCAGCCAATATAAACGGAGGAACTGCTAAATCAATTCCTTATCAATCTGACGCAAATACCACAGCTTTTTTATCTCCAGGCACAGCCAGACAGGTATTGGCTATAAACGATGCTGGTAATTTAGATTGGATAAGCCTTACTAGTTTAATTGATACCGGACAAGCCACACAAATTGGTATTACTGATACAAAAATTACAAATACCACACATTATATTACTTTTACTAATGGATCATCGGGCTTTCGAAACTTACTTGTCGACAGCGATTCATTAACATATAATCCAAATTCTAACACATTAACTGCTGGTATTTTTAATGGTATAGCAACTTTTGCACAGTACGGAGACCTAGCTGAAAAATATTTACCAGATACTGAATATAGTGTAGGCACTGTGTTAATGGTAGGTGGAGAGAAAGAAGTTACAGCAACACAACCAGGATTCCGTGCCATAGGAGTTGTGTCAGAAAAGCCAGCTTACTTGATGAATAGTGAATTAGAAGGCGGTATAGCAGTTGCTTTAAAAGGGCGTGTACCAGTTAAAGTCAACGGCAGCGTCATTAAAGGGCAAAGACTAGTAGCAGGAGTCAATGGAGTAGCTCATGCATCATTTAGTAATCATGCCGATGTCTTTGCTATAGCATTAGAAACTAACACTGAAGCCGGGGTTAAACTAGTAGAATGTATAGTATTATAAATAAGGAAAGGAATAACAAATGACTATTGGCACTGGTAATTCAATTTTAGCATCGGATTATAACACAATTCAAACGAATGTGGCCAATGTGTTAGGTGTTGGGTCTGGTAATACAGGGTACGGTCAATCAGTAAGCTCTGCGCAAGTTGCAGTAGGTAATACTATAACAGCCAGTCAGATGCAAAATTTAAAAACTGACTTAGATAAAATTGCCTATCATCAAAATAATGCAGCCAGTACAGCACCTAGTGTAGTTGCTGGGGGCAGCATTACGGCCAGTGATTGGAGTACCTACTCTAGCCAAGCCACTAGTTTAAGTGGCACAAGATTTACCCTAAGTACCAGTCAAGCCACTGCCATCGATGGTGTTGCACCTACAATGACTGGATGGAATTCAGCAAGAACTCATACTGTTACAGTAACTTTTGCTTCAGCCAACGATGCAAGATACTTTTTTAATGCAGGCGGGGAAATAAGAGTAATACCTAGCATTAGTGGTCAAACTAGTACTAAAGGCAATGCTTGGAATAGTATTTTTACCACAGTTGGCACTGCAAAATTTGGTTATGCTGCTACAACAGCAGGAGCAGGCGGAACAAGCATAGGTTGGTATAATTTAACTAGCTCAAATCAAACAATTTTAACTTATACCAGTAGTGGACTTACTTATACAAACAATATTTTTAGCATTCAAGCATATTGTAATGTGGCCAATAATAGTACAGGAACGGCTAGTGTTTTAACTCTCACTATTACTTATAATGACGCAGGTAACTATTATACCGGACTTAATACAACTGACGAAAACGTCGATGGCACAACTACTAGTCGAGTTCAACATTATCGTGCCACAGGATCATATGTACAAGTTCTTGCTCCCACCATTACCGGCTCAGTAATAGCATAAAATTTTCTAACCTTGATTCTTAGCAGATAATTAATATACACTGCGGGAGTTTCTATGGATGAAAGACTGGAAAAGGCTCTAGAGTTTGCCAATTTTATGGTAACTTTAAACAATCAAAAACGAGCTTTAAAAGAAAAATATCATACTGATTGTGTTTACTACCAAAACGGTGGCACGTTTACAATCACTAAAGACCTCATCACTTTCCTTAAAACTCTGATAGATATGGGTAATACCACTGACGTTGTGGTAATCGATGACAATGACTTGCCTGTTAGAGTAAGTAATTTACAACAATTTTTAGATGATGTGATTGATCAATATTTTATTGCTTCAAACAGTTATTATAATGATTATCAATTACTTAAAAAGAATAGAAGTGTAGAGGCATTGACTCAATGAGCAAAGGTGTCTTAATCTATGCTCTAAACAATGAGCAGATTGACTATGCTAAATTGGCATTAAATGCTGCAAGACGAGTAAAGCAATATTTGGATATTCCTGTGGCCTTAGTCACAGACAGTGCTGATTGGTTGTACCAACAATACCCTAACTATAAAGATGATGTTGATATGGTTATAAAAGTTGTACGAGAAGCAGAAGTTGCTCCTTGGACACCAACGTGGCAATATCCTGTGGGAAGTTTAGCATTTTATAACGGCACCATATGGTGTAAAGTTAACGAGGGCCCTGAAGTTGTTGACGTTGTTGACGTTGTCGAACTTCATGTAGAAGAGTCTTATACTTTCAATCAAGAGGATTTCGAACCAGTTTATCAAGGTATTGACATCGACAAATGGTATCCTAATTTGCCTTACTTGGTAGGTCAACATGTTTGGTATGAAAACACATTATATAGGTGTGCAATACAATATAATGAAGGAGAAAATTTTAGTAAAGACAAATACATTTCATTAATCGACAATGTTCAAGATAGTGAGTTTATCAAAGAAATAATCAAAGGAGACATTGTTCTATCTAATCGTACTTTATGGATGAGTAATATTCAAAGTAATATCGACATTGAAAAAACTTATAAAATTGAAGAAAATTTTACTAGAGTTTATGAAGGTATTGACATTGACAAGTGGTATCCCGATCTACCATATCTAGTAGGACAACACGTTTGGCATGAGAACACTTTATATAGGTGTCATACTTCATATGAAGAAAAAGAAGAATTCAGTTCATATCAATATGATATTGTTTTAAAAAACATTAAAGAATTAACAGAGTTAACCAAATTTACCAAAGGTGATATAATATTACATGAAAGAGTTTTATGGATGTCATTAATTAATTACGATTTCTCACAAAATAACAAAGATAAAATTAGATATGATTTATGGGAAGACACCAAAGAAAGATTTTTAGTTTATGATACCACCCCCCAATATCGTCAATATTTTGACGGTGCCATGACTCATAAAAAACTAAGATTTAAAAATGATATTCGTGTTAAAAGTTTTGAATTGAGCCCATTTGATGAAACATTAGTAATCGACTGTGATTATTTAATTAATAATGACATATTAAAATATTGCTGGCAACAGCCTCATGATTTTTTAATACATAAACAAGCAGTAGATCTTAGTGGTTATAGACACGATCCAAGATTAATTACTTTAAGTGATAAAAGTATCGATTTTTATTGGGCTACTGTGTTCTTTTTTAGAAAAAATAAAAATACAGAAATCTTTTTTAATTATTTAGGTCATATACAAGAAAACTGGAATTATTATAGATATATCTATCAAATTGAGCAAGGATTATATAGGAATGATTTTGCTTTTAGTATTGCTATACATGTTATGAATGGCTATCAAAGCGGTACATGGGCACATGATTTACCAGGAAAATTGTACTATACCATTGACAAAGATATACTACTTGAACACTTTGATACTGAGATGAAATTTTTAGTTGAAAAAGAAAAATATCGTGGAGAATATACCGTTATAAAAACTAAGGGTATCAATGTACATGTGATGAATAAATTCAGTATTAGCAGACTATTAAACGAGGAATTAAATGTCTAAAGGATTTCTTATCTTTGCCGAAGATGCTAAGTTAAAAAAATATACAAGATCTGCTTATGCATTGGCCTTAAGTATAAAAAATCATATGCCCGACACTAGTATAAGTTTGATTACTGACAATAAAATTCCTGAAAAATATCGTTTAGTATTCGACCAAATTATTCCAGTTCCGTGGCGTGATCGAAATAAAATAACTACGTTTTTTAAGACAGAAGACAGATGGAAGCTCTATCACTGTAGTCCATATGACGAAACCATTGTATTAGACGCAGACATGTTGGCGTTTTCTGACTTAAGTATTTGGTGGGAATATTTAAAAAATTATGATTTATTTTTAACCAGTGATGTATTAGATTACAGAGGAAAAATCGTAACTGGAAGATATTACAGGAAAACATTTGATAGTAATAACTTACCAAATTTTTACTTTGGTGCTGCTTATTTTAAAAAAAGCGATTTTGCCAAAGAATACTTTAATTGGGTCGAAGATATTAGTAATAATTGGGAATTGTTTTATGGACGGTATGTCAATATAAATTACCCTAAGTTGCCCAGTATGGATGTTACTGTTAGTTTAGCTGCTAAAATTTTAGATTGCGAAACCCAAGTTAGTCATAAAAATTCACCTATAACTTTTACGCATATGAAACCAATGATTCAAAATTGGGAGAGTCCTACAGAATCTTGGCAGGATAGTATTGGTGCATATTTTGATAAAAAATGTGAACTTAAAATAGGTAATTATCAACAACGGGGATTATTCCATTATACAGAATATAGTTTTTTAACAGATCATATAATAAATCAATTAGAAAAAATTACAGGAATAACTTAAATGCTGTTACAAGTAGAATGGGACATTACTGAAGAGGATTTAAAATCTTACAGTAATAAAATTAATCAAACAGATGATTTTAGATTTGTTTTTTATGAACCTGATACTGGCGAAATAAAAGGTATATCTAATGTGGCCAATGAGCAAACATTGCCATCTGTTACTGTAACATTTAGTCAAGTTAAAAGTTTATTGGAAGGCTCGGATGTTATAAACAACTATAAAGTTATTTTTAGTCCAGATGCTAAGGATTATACATTTATAAGATTAGATGAGCAGGAAGAAATATTACAAAGCATTCATGATGTAATATTTCAATTCTCCCCGTTAATAGACACTAGTATACCGTTAGAATATGATCCAACGAATGATATTACTATTATACAAGATTACGCAGAAACTTGTTGGAAAATATATATTAACGGCAATTTAGCTCAATCATTACGTAATAAAAAATTATATTTTGATCAAACTTATGAAATCTATGTTACAGAGTTTAATGACCCTAACGTACTTTATAAGACATTACGAGTTCCTATGAACGAGTTAATTAATAATTATTATTGCATATTACCGTTTGATCAAATAGATAAAGATGAAGTCAGGGTTAGTTTGTATGCAAGAAAAATCTTTGAAAAATATCAATATATTAGAACAAAAATATGACAAAACTATTCAGACCACTCGATTATGATATCATATATCTCAGTTATGACGAACCCAATGCAGAGAAGAATTATGCAGACCTATTGACCAAAGTTCCTTGGGCTAAACGTGTGCATGGTGTCAAAGGTAGTGATAGTGCTCACAAAGCTTGTGCTCAACTAAGTGAAACACCAAGATTTACCACAGTAGATGGTGACAATATAATTCGTTCAGATTTTCTAAACATAGAAATAGATATTGCCAAATATCCTAATTTAGAAAACAGCGTGATCAGTTGGAGTGGTTATAATATTATCAATGGCCTAATGTATGGCAATGGCGGATTGAAGTGTTGGACTGTAGATTTTGTCATGAACATGCGTACACACGAAAATGCTGATCCTAAAGATAGTATAGGGCAAGTTGATTTCTGTTGGGACAACCAATATATTCAAATGAATGGTTGTTATAGTGATGTGCATAACAATGCCACACCTTTTCAAGCATGGAGAGCAGGATTTAGGGAAGGCGTAAAAATGAGTCTTGATCGAGGAGCCAAGCTAACCAAAGTCACTGTAAAAGAAGGAGTACATTGGAAAAACTTACATAGATTAATGATTTGGTGTAATATTGGCAGTGATGTTGATAATGGATTATGGGCCATGATGGGTGCTAGGCAAGGTTGTTACATGACTAACTTAACTGACTGGGATTATCATAATGTGAGGGATTTTGATTACTTAACAGACATGTGGCTTAGTCAAGTTAAAGATGTTGACCTTAAAGAAAAATTAGATTTTTATGCAAAAGAGTTAGTTAACAATTTAGATTTAAATGTAGCCACTTTGGATAGTATACAGTCTAAATTTTTTAAAATGGTATATCAGCCTCATAATAGAGTTGATCTTATAGAAAGAGATTAAACATATTTTTTAATTTCTTTTAACCAAACAGGCAAATTCTTCCTAGGCCCTTTAGCACACCATATACTGCTGATTTCTTTCATGTCGAAATCTACATAACTTAACGATAACGGTTGTTTAGCATATTTTTGTATGGCAACATCTAACGTTTCTTGGTCTAAAAACCAATATAAACTGTCTTTACTGTATTCTTCTAAGATTAATCTAGTATGATCTTGAATTAAACGAAAGCTACCTTCAGTTCCAGTATAAAATATAGTACTGGCAAGATGTTGAATATAATTTACGTGACTTCGATGATTTTTTTCGTAAATATGTATGTCATACTCTTTGCTTGGTAACTCAAAATGATTTCTGATCAAACTATCAGTGTCTAACATAATAACATAAGTGGGTTTGATTAATAATTCACTCAATCTTACAAATCTAGTACAGGCATAATAAGTTTTCATCAACTCATTACGAATTCGTTCAACATTTTCACCAGGCTTGATCATTTTACTGCGTCGTCTACGCAATTCTAAATCAATAGGCATACTACGATAAATCTCAAATGCAGGATCTACAATTTTCACGTCAACTACTTCATAACTGTAACTGATATTGTTAACATCGCACCATTTTTTTGATACATCACTAGGATTGTATAAATGAAAATGTATGGGATATGAAAAATATTGCCTAATACTACCAATCAAGGGCTTGGCATGCTGATTGAAATAATTTTCGTCAGCAGCCACATAAAAACAAACATCAGAGTCAGGGAATTTTCCCTCAAAAGGTGGTATTTTCAAGATTAAATAATAATATATGTATATATCCTATTTTCCCAATCAAACTGCTCAACAATCTCACTCAATTTGGCAAAGTTTTTTAGATAGTTGCAAAAAATTTAACATCATACCTATAGAAAACAGCATGACAGCAGATTGCGCCTTAATTTGGAGCGTACTGTGGCAAGGAAGGATGCAAAAAAATCAGTTAGTCTACGAGCATTACAGAAAACAAGGAAAACCTGTTTTTATAATTGAAGTAGGTGCATTGGATCGTGGAAGAACTTGGAAAGTTGCCCTAAACAATATTACAAAATATGGTGAATACGCCAATAAGGAAAATTTAGATCCAACTAGAGCAAAAAAATTAGGTATCGAGTTAGTTTATAAAAAAATTGATCATCATGCACCTATATTAATTGCAGCACAACATGAAAATAGTCTACAATGGACATCGCCATTGAATGTACGTGGTTGGGTTACGGAACAAATAGAAAAAATAAGACAGCATACTGATAGGCCTATTGTAGTTCGTCCACATCCAAGATTTTATATTGGAAATTTTACAGGAAAAAACGTCTTTATGAGCGTGCCTACTAAAATCGCCAATACCTATGACAAATACAACTTAGATTTTGACTATTCTACAGTGATCAACTATAATAGTGGTGTTGCTGTACAAGCAGCTTTAAATGGCACACCAGTACTTACCGACCATTCCAGTTTGGCCTATGAAGTTTCATCGAGCCTAGACCAAATTAATGAACTCATCCTTCCAGATAGATCTGAATGGTTTGAAAAAATTGTACATACCGAGTGGACCGTGGAAGAAATTGCATCTGGCGTACCTTTAGAAAGATTATTAAGTAAAGTTAAGTTGACACAACTAGTTTAATCGTATATAATTACCCCATGTATGTAGATGATATCATTTTTGAATTGGACAAACACGGAGTTGAAAAACTAACTGAATGCTTTCCCCCTAGGGATAGGCGCATATTGGAAAATATGCCAGTTTTGTTAAAGTCCGACGAGTATATTACCGAAAGTCAAGCCAGCTTGGTCTTAAAAATTCTAAAAAATAATTTAGAATATTTAAATTTTATCGGACCTACTTTGATTGATACGATAAAAAATCCTACTTGGCGGAAAAAATTCAAAATTCCAGAAGTAATCAAACAAGTTAGTGTTTGCCAAGCTCCGAATAAGGATTTTTTGATAGATGTGTATTTTACCTATGACAGTGAAATCATAAAAATTTTGAAAGGCCTAGAAAAAATTGCACAAGTTGATAAAAAGTACAATGAAGGAAAACATATCTTTTTTTCATTGGAAGAAAAAACCTGTGTCAATATACATAGAGCACTGGAACCACTAAATTTTGAATTTTCTGACGATTTTTTGGAAATTTTAGAAAAAATTAAAAAACTTGATTTAGAGGCTGCACAAGAAAAAATTCTTTTTGAAAACCTTTATAATACCAAAATTAAAAAATTCATTGACCAAGATGACATCCATAATGAGCTTTTAATTTTAGACAAAAAAATCGGTTATCAGTACCATTTTTTGAGAAATTTTGAAGAAAATACAAAATCCACTTTATCCTATAAAATTGCCAGCAGAGCAATTAATAAAATTTTCATAGATAAAAATAAAATTGATCTATTAGAAATTATACAATCATTAAGGTCATTAAAAAGACATAAAATTTTGTTTGTTTTTGATGAATATAAACCCACTGACTGTATCGATGGTCTAAATAATATTAAATTTGTGTCGGAACAACTAAAGGAAACACAAGTAGGAATTTATTTTAGATTTAATAATAAAAATCAAGGTCTTATTTTTAATAAATTAATTGCCGATAACAATTTCAATAATAGATTATCGAACAAAACTGACATTGTGGGTATTTCCAACGGCAAAGTTCCTAAATTCATGCTAAAAACTGATTGGTACCCAGATGCCGTGATCAGCTTGACAAATCATTTCAGAAACAATCGCAGCCAAGTCTATTGCAATGCATGTGATCTTATAGTATACTACACAGACATATTACCTTTGAGTGCCAAAGCCCATGCCATCCTGTAAATTAACCATTAAAGACGAAGTCAACATTAAGTTAGAAGGCTTGCCTCTTGAAGCACGTCGTAAATTGGCCAATACTTTTAAATATGTGATTCCATATGCACGTTTTCAACCTTCTTATAGACTGGGACGTTGGGATGGCACTACTAGTTTATTTGGCATCGGTGGTACAGGTTATCTATCTCAGATAGAAAAGATTATAGAAGTGCTAGCCGGCATGAATATTGAAATTACACACATAGATGACCAAAGAACAGCTACACAATTTCAGTTTGAACCTATAACAGAAACGTATTGGAAGGATCAAGGCAAGGTATGGCCAGAAGGTCATCAATTAGCAGGTCAACCAATCATGTTACGTGATTATCAAGTGGATGCTATTAATATTTTTTTAAAGAATCCACATAGTTTACAGGAAATTGCTACTGGTGCTGGTAAAACTATTACCACAGCAACATTAACGCAATTATGTGAACGATATGGTAGAACGATTACCATAGTGCCTAACAAAAGTCTAGTAGAGCAAACAGAAGAAGACTATATCAATGTAGGTTTAGATGTAGGTGTATACTATGGAGATCGTAAAGATTTAAACAAAACTCATACTATTTGTACTTGGCAAAGTCTCAATATTTTAGAAAAAAAGAGCAAAGGTGCAGTAGATGAACAACTAACTTTGGCCGAATTCCTGGACGGTGTTAAGGCAGTAATTGTCGATGAAGTACACATGGCCAAAGCAGAAGTACTAAAGAATTTACTAACACGCAATCTAAATAATGCCTGCATACGATGGGGATTAACTGGAACTGTACCTAAAGAACAACATGAAAGCGAAATCATATTTGCATCAATAGGTCCAGTGGTTGGCGGAATTTCTGCTCATACATTACAAGAAAAAGGTGTACTTAGTAATTGCCATGTTAATATTGTACAATTACTTGACACACCGGAATTTAAAGCGTATAGTGACGAATTAAAGTACTTGGTCACTGACGAAGACAGAATGCTTTATATTACTAAATTAATTAAACAAATATCAGATTCAGGCAATACTCTAGTATTAGTAAATAGAATAGACTCAGGCAAATTTATAGCAAACGAAATAGAAGAAAGCGTTTTTATTTCTGGTGAAGTAAAGACCAAAGATAGAAAAGAAGAATATGACGAAATTAAAACAAGTGACAACAAAATTATCGTGGCCACTTATGGCGTTGCTGCCGTTGGGATTAATATACCCAGGATTTTTAATCTGGTCCTTTTGGAACCAGGAAAAAGTTTTGTCCGAGTTATTCAAAGCATTGGAAGAGGAATTAGAAGAGCCGAAGACAAAGACTTTGTGAAAATTTGGGATATTACCAGCACTTGCAAATTTGCCAAACGTCATCTCACAGAACGAAAAAAATTTTATAAGGAAGCCAAATACGAATTTTCTTTGGAAAAAGTAGATTGGCAAAAATGACGAATGCAAATATTAACATTAGAAAATAAACTATTTTCATTAAACAACTTGGCCGTTGAAGTAGACGAAAATACTCGGTTTGCTGTATTAGATAACAGTGATCCGAAAAATCCAGATTTCTTTTTTGTACCATTAATCTTTTTAGAAAGTTTTAATAGCCCAGCAATTGTATTAAGAATTGGCGATAAAGAAATTACCATGCCCATAGATTGGAGCATTGCTGTGGGAGATAGTACCAGTAATATAGATGCCGAAATATTGCCATTAACTAGCTTGAATGATCGAGGTTTTGACGCTGTTTCATTTAACCCATTGAGCAGTTTTAAAATTGAATATAAACCGATTGAGATAGTAAATTTCTACAATGATGTCAAATGGTATTTTCCTAAAATGCGTAACAATCATTTATTGGTGACTCCTTTAGATTTTGAAGAAAAACCAGATTGTGTATTCTTTGTTAAAGAAGTTAGTAGACAAAGCGAGCTGTTAGACATCAGCAAAATATTATGATGAATCAAGATAGAATCGTTTATGAAAGCCCTGATGGAGGAGAAACTATCTACGCTAGAGCATTTGGATCTACTGAAAAGAAACTGCACTCCATGAGTGAACGGGCACGTGATCTGCTCGAGGAAGCTGAACAAACTATGCTTTGGCAGGAAATTAGAGCAGCAGCGAAAACCAATCCCTCTTTACAAAAAGCCCTTGAACGTGCTATACTAATATATAAATTAAGTGGCAATCATGAGCAAAATAACACTAAGTGAAATACTATCTGCCATTGATCAAGGCGGTAGAGATATTTGGGATTTACTGGATGATGAACAAAAGAAAGACGTGAAATTCTTTCTTTTGAACAGATATGTCAGCTCGGTAAAATCATCCAAAAGGGAAGTTCAAGAACACTATGTATTGGCCACGAACGAATATTTTAATAAACATTTTTATTCTTTAGGAAAACATCCTAAATTGTTGTGGCAGTTGCTGTGTGTATGCGGATACGAAACAAAGCAAGATTATTTCCACGAATGGATAGGATTTAAAAAGAAAAAAGCAGATAACAAAAAAATGAAATTTCTTGAGTGCTACTTCCCCGATGCTAAAGATTCAGATTTAGAAGTACTAGCGGCAATTAACTCAATTAAAGATTTAAAAAAATTAGCCATGGACTCAGGCTGGTCAGACAAAGACATAGAGAAATATTTCTAATGAGCGATTTTGTTTGTCAACATTGTCAAAGTAAATTCGTTAAAGAAAAAACTTTAATGGTGCATGTGTGCGAACAAAAACGTAGACACTTGGCCAAAAATGAAAAACATGTTCAGATGGGGTTCATGGCCTATGATAGATTTTATAAACTAAATCAAAAACAAGACAAGACAAAAACTTACGAGGAATTCAGTCAAAGCCCTTATTACAATGCATTTATTAAATTCGGCAGTTTTGTCAGTAATGTCAATCCTTTGTATCCAGATCAATACATAGACTATGTAGTTAAAAGTGGAGTTAAATTAGATCATTGGTGTCGTGAAGGTCTTTATGAAGACTATGTATTACATCTAGTTAAAAATGAACCAGTTGAAGTAGCCCTGCAAAGAACCATAAGTCACATGCTGGAATGGGCAAATAATAACGACAGTGTGTGGAATCATTACTTCGATTATGTTTCCACTAATAGAGCAACTTTTGATATTAAAGATGGCAAAATAAGTCCTTGGTTAATTCTAAATTGTATTAGTGGTAAAAAACTATTGGCTAATTTAAATGACGAACAGTTATCATCGGTAGGTATTACAATAGATCCAATTTTTTGGCAAAAGAAATTTAAAACACATACACATGATATGGAATTAGTCAAAGATGTGGTTAAAGAAAGTAACTTATGAATCACTCTAAATTACAATTAGAACTAGAGCTTGATGAGAATGACAATAGTATTCATGTTCAAATAAAAGGTTTTAAAACTTTCGAAGAAGCTGAAAAATACTGTGAATTTTTACATAAAAATGCCAACTTAATTTTTTTCAATAGTGAAGTAGCACATTAATGGATATTGATATAGACTTTGCAGATAGAGAAAAAATATTAAACATTATTGCTCATGTACGAGCAAGAAGGGATCATACACATCATAATACAGGCATATACGCACAACATATTCCTTACGATCCTGTAAATAATACGGCCAGTATAGATTACAAAACCGCGGAAAATAGAGGCTATTTTAAAATTGATTTTTTAAATCTCAGTGTTTACAAAGACATTAGAGACGAACATCATCTTACTACTTTAATGGAGACTGAACCACTATGGGACCTACTCAAGCAAGAAGAATTTGTGGATCTACTATTTCATTTGAATGGCCACAGTTCAATTTTGAAGATGAATTGCCCAACTTCTTTGGAACAATTAGCTGCCGTCCTAGCTATGATTCGCCCGGCGAAAAAACATTTGATTGGGAAGTCATGGACGGAGATCATGAGTCAAGTTTGGACGAAACCTGACAATAACGAGTATTATTTTAAGAAAGCACACGCCATTGCCTATGCTATGGCTGTGGTTGTACAGATGAATCTAATCTGTGAAAGTATTAGCTACGACTATGGTTAAATAACCCGTCTAATTAATTCTACGCTTTTACGCTTGGGTCTTTTATGGCTGAGATTTAATACGTTTACTGTGGGTCCTAGAACAATTCTAACACCCTTACTATTGAATGTCTTAATACAATATTTGAAAGGCTCTATTTCGGTTTTAAGAAATATGTTTATGGGTATTTGCCTATTACTTTCCCACCACCATGTTTCGCCCATGAGTAAAAATTGATTTTTTTCTTCAACAGAATGTATTAGGTCAATATCATAGAAACAGGTTACAAATTGATCCTGATTGATGATAATTCCCACATATTCTTGATCACCGTAATTGATTACGCTAATAAAAGGTAGTTGTTCTTCTGTAGTATCTTTCAGCTTCTTCGCCATATATAAATAAAGTTAGGTGACCTAAATGCAAAAAATTCAAAGTTATTTATATCCAAATCGTATTCAAGTACTTACCAATTTGGACGAGTCGTCGACAAATAATCAAGTGGAGTGGCGTATCGTGTATCAACGAACAATAAAAGTTTATAAAGGCATTGATAACGTCTTAGAAATTGACGTTAAAAATAACGATCAAAAACGTATTAGTCTAGCAGGAAAAACTATTAAAATGATCATAATGGATCAAGCCAATAATGAAATTAATACTTACACTGCTATTAATTTAGAAGACGATAGCAGCCATGCAGGTAAGGGGTTGGCTAGAGTAACTGTGGCAGCTGAAGATATTGCTGATTTATATCCACAATTTTTAAATTTTGCAGTATACATGCAGACAGAAGGAGAACCGGATGAACTGTTGTACGGAGATAGTCGTTATGGGGCTAAAGGCACAATTGAACTGCTAAACGGCATTAATACCAAACCTAACTTGAGTAAAAAATACGATAACTTTAGGCCAGAAACAAACTATCAAACTAATTTAAATCATACCACCTATTATTACAGCGACCCTATGCCTGTAAAATTTTATCAGGCTGTGCCCACAACGCCAGTTAACTTATCCATAAACGTAACTAATTTTATTGGCACCATTGAAATACAGGCTACTAATAAAGATACCATAGGACACGAGGCTTTTAATAGTCCGTCGATTCAAACGCAAATATTTGCACAGGCAAGGTCCACTCCAGTAACATTTACCAACATAGATGTTACCAATTACACTTATTTAAGAATCAAATATACTAAGACTGCCGGAACAGTTGACTATGCTATGCTAACTGCGTAAAATGCAGTATGACACTTATTTCTGATACCTTAGTTTCTTATCTGCCTCTCAAAAAGAAACAAACTCCCAGTGGATGGATCAGCTTTAATGCTGTCTGCTGTGACGATAAAAGAAACAGAGGGGGTGTAATCAAAGATGGTGATACTGTTAGCTATCACTGCTTTAACTGCGGTTTCAAAGCTAGTTGGCAACCAGGCAGAATGGTCAGTGCTAAACTACGCAAACTATTCAAATTATTAAATGTACCAGA